AGACTCTAGCGCTCGCGCGTCGTGCGAGCGTGGTTTTTATCGATCCGCCGTATAACGTGCCCATCGACGGACACGCGACTGGGAGCGGCTCAATTCATCATCGGGAGTTTGCCATGGCCTCGGGGGAGATGAATGAGGCGGAATACATGGGCTTCCTCACCCGGGCCCTGAGCCTCGCCGCAAGGCACAGCACGAGTGGTTCCGTTCATTTCGTTTGTGGTGATTGGCGGCACATGACCGAACTACTCAGCGCAGGAAAGCAAGTTTACGCAAAGCTCTTAAATCTCTGCGTTTGGGTCAAAGACAATGGCGGTTTGGGTTCTCTTTACCGATCTCGCCACGAGTTGGTTTTTGTTTATAGGACCGGCAAAGATTCCCACCGTAACAACGTGCAATTGGGCAAGTTCGGACGCAACCGAACGAATGTTTGGGAATATGCGGGCATCAATACGCTCTCGAGACAGAGTGACGAAGGAAATCTTCTCGCTCTTCATCCTACGGTCAAGCCCGTCGCAATGATTGCTGATGCCCTTCTTGATTGTTCGGCCCGGGGTGAAATCGTGCTCGACTCCTTTCTTGGTTCAGGGACCACCCTGATCGCGGCCGAGCGCGTTGGCAGGGTCTGTTACGGAATCGAAATCGATCCGCTCTATGTGGACGTTGCCATCCGCAGATGGCAGAAACACACGGGTGACTACGCCCTCCACGGAGTGACTGGCAAACGATTTGACGAGATCGCGAATGTGGAGGTGAGCCGTGGCTGATGATGAAGATTACGTGATCGGATTTCAAAAACCACCGAAGGGCACCCGTTTCGTTAGAGGCAAATCAGGGAATCCTAAGGGACGACCGAAAGGCTCTCAAAATGCCACTACGATTCTTGACAAAGCTTGCCGAGAACGCATACGTGTCACCACGAACGGTAAAGTTCGCTATCTGAGCAAATTTGAGGCCGCAATGCTGCAACTCCTAAACAAAGCTGCCTCCGGCGATCTAAGAGCAACGCAGATGCTCTTGGGCTGGCTCACATGGCGTATCAACGCTGAGCAAGAAAGTGTACCGACGATTTCCCTGCAGGAAAAAGACAAATTCGTGATGGACAGCATCGCGGCGCGCTTTCGGAACTCAGAACCCGTGCCGCCCGCGACCGAACCCGTCCTTCCAACGCCTGACGGCGGTGGCTCGGGGGCTCAGGAATGAGCGTTGCGCGCTCTTACGCCGAATATGAATTCATATTGCGGCAGGATTTGATGAGCTTTATTGAGCGATCGTTTTACGAGCTGAATTCGCAGACCATATTTTCAGCGAGCCCGCATATCGAAATGCTCGCGTCGAAACTTGACGCCTGCCGCCAGGGGACTACTAGACGCTTGATCATAAACTTGCCGCCACGCTCCCTCAAGTCACATGCCGTGAGTGTGGCACTTCCGGCCTACCTGCTTGGGCATGATCCCACGAGTCAAGTCATATGCGTCAGCTACGGCCAAGAGCTTGCCGACAAACACGCTCGAGATTGTCGAACCTTAATGGCTAGTCCCTTCTATCAAAGATTGTTTCCAAGGAGCCGGCTATCGACGGAAAAGCAGTCGGTAAGCGAGTTCATGACAACCAGCCAAGGGTTCAGGCTTTCGACCTCGATCGGAGGAGTTCTCACCGGTCGCGGCGCGGACTTTATCATTCTCGATGACCCGCTCAAACCAGACGACGCGCTCAGCGAAACCCGGCGCACGAGCGTCAATCAGTGGTACGACAATACCCTTCTCAGCCGGCTCAACAGTAAGGAGACCGGCGTCATCATTATCGTAATGCAGCGTCTCCATCAGGATGACCTGGTGGGACATGTTCTTAGCCAAGGGGATTGGGAGGTGCTCTCGTTCCCTGCCATTGCGGAACGTGATGAGGTTCACCTTATCGATAGTCCCCTGGGACGGCGACGTTTTGAACGCAAGCAAGGGCAAGCCCTCCAGCCAGCGCGCGAATCGTTAGAAACGCTGAAGATCATTCGCCAAACAATCGGTGAATACAACTTCGCCAGCCAATACCAGCAGGATCCAATGCCACTCGGTGGAGCCATGGTAAAAACCGATTGGCTCAGGCGCTACGACTCTACGACTTGTCCCTCAACCTTTTCTTGTGTGGTCCAAAGCTGGGACACGGCAAACAAGAGTGGCGAGCTCAACGATTTCAGCGTTTGCACCACTTGGGGTGTTTTCAACGGTCACTATTATCTACTCGATGTGTTTCGCAAACGCCTTAACTATCCAGATCTGAAACGAGCCGTGATCGAGCTGGCTCGCCAGCATAAAGCAGATTCAATCGTAATCGAGGACAAAGCCTCTGGAACTCAACTTATTCAAGAACTAAAACACCAGGATGCACTTTACGGTATCAAACCCTATGAACCACCGCCCGGTTCAGATAAAGTCTTGCGGCTTCATACTCAAACTGCATTGTTTGAGAGTGGACGCGTGCTGCTTCCGGTGTCGGCGCCATGGCTGGATGAATATCAACGGGAACTGACCAGCTTTCCGGGATCCAAATATGACGATCAAGTAGACTCAACCACACAGGCGCTGGACTATTTGAAAAAGAACGGTAGCCTTCAGGTATGGTACAACCTTTAGACTTCATTTGTGGCGAGCAGTGCGCTGGAATTCACAGACGAGACATCAGCTGCGAAATGCTGATTTTAAATGCAGTTGCGAGAAGTTCGAGATTCCGAATACACATTTCCTTCTTTCCGTTTTCCAGAGCCGAAATAAAGCTCCGATCCATCCCAACATGCTCGGCCATATAAACCTGCGTCCAGGCTCGTTGTTTACGTAGCGAGCGTAAACGCTTCCCCAGACGGACACAGAGATGCGTCTCGTTTAGCTTGACTGCGTGCCGGACCAGAGCGTCAATGTGATGGTGATCAAAGACGGAGAGACGGCCGACATCAGAGCGGAGATCAACGGATTGCGCAGTCTCTCGCGAAAACAGTTGCTTCAGAAATGGCAAAAAGTCTTCAACGGAGTTCCAGCACCCAGTATCCGGCGAGAACTGATGATTCCCTTCTTGGCCTAAAAGATCCAGGAAAACGCCTATGGCGGTCTAAAGTCTTCCACAAGCGCTGAGCTTCGACGCATCGGTCGCGCACTTGAAACAGGCTCTGGATCGGTGACTCCTGATCTGCGACCGAGAACAAAACCTGGAACACGGCTCGTGCGGCACTGGCGCGGAAAACCGCATGAAGTCGTCATAACAGAGTCGGGATTTGAGTACTCCGGTAGGAGGTATGGCAGCCTCTCACCGATCGCACGCGAGATCACCGGAACACAATGGTCTGGTCCCGCATTCTTCGGACTCAAAAAAGCAAAAATCGCACAAGGTCACTCGGATGAGTAGTGCGCCGGTCCGCTGCGCAATCTACACCCGGAAGTCCTCAGAAGAGGGCCTCGAGCAGTCATTCAATTCTCTTGAAGCGCAGCGCGAGGCCTGCATTGCTTATATTCAGAGCCAAAAGCATGAAGGCTGGATCGCCATCAAGGAGCGCTACGATGACGGCGGTTTTTCTGGCGGTAACATGGAACGACCCGCGCTCGGCCGCCTTCTCAATGATATTCGTGCTGGAAAAGTCGGGACAGTCATCGTTTACAAAGTGGATCGTCTTACGCGCTCCCTTTCCGATTTTTCCAAGATTATCGAGATATTTGACTCCCATAAGGTGAGCTTTGTATCGGTCACGCAGCAGTTCAACACCACCACGTCCATGGGCCGGCTCACTCTCAACGTGTTGCTCTCATTTGCCCAGTTCGAGAGAGAGCTAACAGGGGAGCGGATTCGCGACAAGGTAGCGGCCTCCAAGAAGAAGGGTATGTGGATGGGAGGGTTGGTCCCCCTGGGTTACAAGTGGGTTGACCGTCGCCTCATCGTCAATCATTCAGAAGCTGCTGTCGTCCGCGACATTTTCCGCCAATACGTTCGACTGGGCTCCGTTTTGAGATTGAAGGACTACCTTGAGGAGAAGCAGATCCTTAGCAAAATTCGAACCGGAAGCGGTGGGCGCAAATATGGAGGAGCGGTCTATTCCCGAGGTGCGCTATATCAAATCCTGAACAATCGGATTTATATCGGCAAAATCGTGCATCGGGGCCAATCCTATGTGGGGCAGCACCAACCGATCATTGCACCCGAGCTGTGGAATGAGGTCGCCGCCCGACTTAGAACAAATGACCAAGCACGCAGAACGAGCAAACCTCGCCCGACCTCTAGTCTCTTGACCGGTCTCCTTCGAGACACGAATGGTATCCGATTCACACCAACGCACACTGTCAAGAAGGGCAGAAGATATCGCTATTACAC